TAAACCGTTTGCTTAGCCGGATGTGATGGCAGATAAGCACAAAGCTCATCTATATCCATCCATTTAGGTGAATCACTTGCCTGCTTATGCTGCAAGGCTTTTACGGTGGACTGTAATTCTTCAACAGTCTTAATTAAGTAGGACAATGCATTTGGCATTTCCTCCAATGAATTTACGGTATAACTCATATTCTCACGTTTTTAAGTTTATGCCGCAAAACTATATGGATGCTTACGGGTGCTAAATAGGTGCCGGACAATCACCACTCTGCCTCTTTGTTACCACATGCAGATTTAAGTTTCATTAAGGCACCTGCTCTTATGAAAGGTAACTGATGGAATAAAAACATGAGCGGAATTAGAAAAACAATAGGACTTCGGGGATATAACAAAGAAAACCCCTCAAAAAGCAGGGTGCTTCACGAGGGGCAAATGGGTGGTAAACAGAGGAAGTATTTATATAAGTCACTGATGCTCAACGGTGGAAATTAGCACTGCGACCTTTATATTGGCAAGTTATCTATATGTAATGTATTGGCTGCTTTCTCCTTTGCCGCATCCACAATATGAGTATAAATTTGAGTCGTTTTGACATTGGTATGTCCCATTAAAGACTTTATCGTATAAATATCTACGCCGTTTTCAAGGAGCAACGAGGCGAAACTATGACGTCCGCAATGGAGTATAAAGTAAAAAGCAATAGCTAACAAGATTGAACAGATAAATCGTAACGTGTTGGAAATAAGCAGATATTCATCATTTTGCTTAAAGTTGAAAAAACAATGAAGTGCAGAATATTGAGCGGTTTCAGTTACCAAAACGTTAGCTGTCCAGTTACCTGAACAATATAGGTAACGGTGAGCAAATCAAGTAATCTGAGACCGGATAATTTCTCACTGATTTACAATGTTTTGCATATCAAAGAACGCTTATAAGAATTGTAGTTTTACAACAAAAAATGTAAGCGTATGAAGATTGAAAAATTCAAGGTGTTGCTTTACCTTAAAAGAAGCGGAACAGACAAGAACGGAAAAACTCCGATCATGGGCAGAATTACGGTAAACCGTAGTGTAGCACAATTCAGTTGTAAACTGAATTGCAGTGAGAAACTTTGGAATCCGAGGGAAAGCCGGTTGAACGGCAAAAGTAAGGAAGCGGTGGAAACCAATGCCAAAATAGACAGGCTGCTTGTTTCCATACACAAAGCATTTGATACCCTTGTAGAACGGAAAACCGATTTCGATGCCGTTTCAGTAAAAAATCTGTTTCAAGGTGGAATGGACAGCCGCATGACTCTGCTCAAACTTTTTGACCGTCACATAGAAGAAGTCAAATCTCTTGTCGGTGTGGAATATTCATTACGAACGATACCCAATTATATTTATACGCGGCAACGACTTGCCGAATTTATATCCAGCCGTTATAAGGTTTCCGATCTTGCTTTCGGACAATTGAACGAGCAGTTCATAAGGGAGTTTCAGGAATATGTGGTCATAAAGTGTGGATTAAGTGTTGAAACCGTGCGCCATTATCTGGCTCTACTTAAGCGGGTCTGTCGTATAGCCTTTAAGGAAGGACATTCTGACAAATATCATTTTGAACATTACACTTTGCCAAAGAAACTGGAGAAGCCACCGAGAGCATTGAGCCGTGAGGATTTTGAAAAACTCCGTGATTTGGAAATAGAGGAACACCGCTGGTCGCATATTACTACCAGAGATCTTTTTCTTTTCGCCTGTTATACTGGAACCTCTTATATTGATGTAGTGTCCATAACCGAAACAAACCTTGTAAAGGATGACAGCGGAGCTTTATGGCTGAAATATCAGCGAGGAAAGAACGGAAAATTATGCCGTGTCAAACTGCTTCCGGAAGCAATAGAGCTTATCGAAAAATACCGCAGCAAATCACGAAAGACACTATTTCCACATATAGAACACGGGGCATTGATGTGGAACTTGTCCAGTCTGAAGGTTATGGCCGGAATAGACGGTCCGCTTACCTATCATATGGGACGGCACTCGTTTTCGACTCTGATCACACTCGAAAACGGTGTACCGATAGAAACGGTCAGCAGAATGCTGGGGCATTCAGACATTTCTACTACCCAGATTTATGCGCGGGTTACTCCAAAGAAACTTTTTGAAGACATGGATAAATATATAGAGGCTACCAAAGACTTGAAACTTGTACTCTGATAATAAGTATCACCAATAAAATAAATTATACGATTATGCGCAGCACATTTTCAATATTACCATACATAAACCGCAATAAAGTAAAGGCAGACGGTACCACATCCGTCATGTGCCGAATTTCCATAGACGGCAAGAGCAGTGTATTTTCCACAGGGATATATTGCCGTCCCGAGGACTGGAATACCGAAAAGGGGGAAATCAGGGAGCAAAGAGCGAACAACCGTTTGATTGAACTCCGCAACAAGTTGGAACAGACTTATGAAAAGTACTTGAAAACAAAAGGTGTTGTCAGTGCAGAACTGCTTAAAAATGAGATTACACAGGCCAATACAGTGCCGGAATACCTTCTTCAGGCCGGAGAAGAGGAACGTGAACGGCTCAGAGTCCGTTCAGTTGAAATCCGGTCTACCTCCAGTTACAGGCAGTCAAAAAGCACACAGGCTTACCTACGCGAATATCTGCTCACATTAAAAATGACGGATATAGCATTTGAGGACATTACGGAAGATTTCGGTTATGGTTTCAAACAGTTTGTCAAGTCAAAAGGCTGCAAGGCTTCTCATATAAATCATTGTATGACGTGGCTGAACAGGCTGATCTATATAGCTGTTGACAGGGAAATTTTACGCTTCAATCCGATAGCTGATGTTTCTTACGAAAAGAAGGAAGCCCCCAAGCTGAACCATATCAGCCGGAGCCAGCTGCAACTGATTATGGAACGTCCGATGCCCAACAAATGGCAGGAACTCACACGGCGTGTCTTTATCTTCTCTGCCTTCACTTCATTAGCATACGTGGATATGAAGGAACTTTATCCCCATCATATCGACAAGACTGCTGAAGGAAGGCGTTATATCCGCATTAACCGCAAGAAAACCGGAGTTGAATCCTTTATACCACTTCATCCGGTTGCCGAGCAGATATTGGAACTTTATAATACCACGGATGATACGAAACCGGTATTTCCTCTTCCTAATCGGGATATGCTCTGGTATGCCGTAAATGAGATAGGGGTACTGGCAGGAGTCAAAGGAACACTCAGCCATCATCAGGCACGACATACGTTCGGAACATTGCTCCTTTCTGCCGGTGTTCCAATAGAAAGTATCAGTAAAATGATGGGGCATACAAATATCAAGACAACTCAGGTATATGCCAGGGTTACTGATGATAAGATCTCAGAAGATATGGACAAACTAATGGAGAAAAGAAAGAGCAGCAGTCAAACCGATAAAAAACAGACCAGTATATGAAAAGAGAACCAATAACAATCAATGAAAGTGGAAATATTATTATACAAACGAGCAAT